AAAGCGGCACCTTTATCGGTGTCGCCCTCATTGCCACCGATAATTGTTCTACCGATGTGATCGACGAATGTAACAATACTATTTGATTTGCTCATATACTTATGTTATGAAAATATAATTTGAAATCAACTATCTTCTTTTAATAAATCGAATAAATCCGTTTGAACTTGATTACCTGGTGTCTTTAACTTCCAATTCACTGCTTCATAGAAGCGATCGATAACGCTATAGACAATTTTTGTAAACATAAGCTCGTGGTCGGGTTTAAAATTATCTTTAAACTCTTTAGGATAGTAATATTTGTAACCAAGTACCGAAATTCCAAATTTATTAGGTAGTTGGGTGTAAAAAAACTTGACCTTATCACCGGAAGATATTTTTTCGTACTTTTTATCTATATTAAATCTCTCTAATAGCCTGTTATGGTAGTATGCCGCTTTGACATGAATAGGCATATGCTTAGCAGTTTTAAACCCGTCACACTGTGGAGAATACTTTTCATATCCTTTAATGCCCATTGTAAATGCTATATCTTCAACGGGTAGCTGTTTAAATATTTCGTATGTTTCATTAAAGATTTTATTGGTTTCTTGAAGGTTTTTAGTTAAAAGCATAGTCTCAATAATCTTTTTTACTTTCGGCTTAATAGGTGCAGGCATAGTAGTGCGCACCACTTCGACACCTGTATATTTAAACTTGTTACAAGGTATACCTTCCTCATCTAAAATGTGAATTACATATCTCTTCTTCTGTAGGAATAAGCCTACGTCAGCGATCGCCTCTCTCTTAAAATTCAATCGACAATCAGTGGACCGCAATGACTCAGTGCCCCACTTTTTAATTTCGACATTTAAATAGTCTTCTATTTCTTGTACTATTTTATAGTATTCCGGTGTTATCATACCCTTTGAATCAAATAACTTGATACCAAGTTTCTCAACTAGAGTCTTGATGGAAATATAAGAGCTGTCTGTATCGTTGTATATGATTGGTGTATTAGCACTAAGCTCATCATCTGTAATGTTAGTCCTGCTTTTTATGTAATCTGTTAGTAATTTATTGGACTGTTTGATAACTGATTGACCTGTGAGAGTAATTGATTCGGCAAGTTGATCATCGCCGAGAGGGCTATGCTTATTGCCAAAATATCCGTAAATAGTATTAATTAAAATCTTAATTGTATGTTGCTTGATATTGATATTTTCAATCTGATGCTGTGCATCTTTGTATTCTTGCGAATCTTTTTCAATTGTTAAGATTTTTCTTTTTAATGTTTTTAGGATTTTTTTAAGCTCGACCCGTTTTTCGTAATAGTAGTCCACTGTGATAGGTATAATACCCTTTTCTTTCTGGGAAAACATGACTTTTGCTTTGGAGATAGCTATTTTTTCTTTCTCAATAAAACTAACAAAGCTTTCATGAGATAGCTTAAAAGTCTGACCGTTAACATGCTCAATTGTTATTTCTTTATCTGTTTTTTCAGTAATAACGCCTACCTTTGTTTCTGGTGATAAGTTCAAAGTTATCATCACATTTGGGTATAGACTATTCGCGTCGAAAGAAACTATATGCTCCTGGAATCCGGGTTTCGGTTCACTTACATAGGCGCCTTCATTCTTACCGCTCTCTTTTACATCTTTATTAAAAGTAGGTATTCTTTGATTACGTTGACGTGCTTTTATAGCACATAACCCAGTAATAACAGATAACGAACCAAGGGCACCTTCAAACGTTGTTAAACCGGCGTATGCTATCATACGCAATAGAGAAAGATACTGTAACTTGCTCTCCAATCTTACCAATAGATTAACGTCCTGGACGTTGTATTCAACAAATAATTCCCAATTAGTATCAGCTAGATTAGAAAGGTTTGTGTCGCCGAAATCAATTTTACTTTCACCTAGTTCAGTATTACCGATGTTATCCAGCTTATACGACTCGCGCAACACAGGGCAAAAGCGTTTATAGATATCTAAGTAATCTACGCAAGAAATACCCTCAATATGCCATTTTGTTTGTTCTCTACCGAACTTACCGAGAAATGTACGTGCTCTTATCGTATTGATAGGTGATAACCGTCTTGCTTCATTTTCCCCAAGTATCTTTACAATACGATTTACAATATAAGGTATATCAAAAAATTCACTATTCCATCCAGAAAGAATATCTGGGTAATCAGCTTCTAAGAAACATAAAAATTTTGTAAATAATTCTTTTTCCGATTTACAATGAATATAGGTAGAGTTATCTTTTATTTTATTATACGGCTTGAGGCCCCATGTGTAAAAATGTTTACGAATGGAATCATATATGGTTATAATATTAACGGGATGTAACGGGTTTTCCGGTATTGGAAACTCATCCGGGCTGTAAGTTTCAATATCAATAAAATAAACTTTTAACTCATGCTTATTGAAGTCATCTGTTTCATTTGTCTGCCAAAAAGAATCTATTAAAAATTGCTGCTGCGCATTAAAGTTTTCAAATAACCGCTCTACTTTATTATCTTTTAAGTATCTGTACCTATCGGCTTGAGTACGGAATGATTTTTTCTTAAGCTTGGTGTTAAATATGCTTGTACTGTCAGCCTGGTTGTTGGTTTCTATAAAAATATACGGATTATAAGTAGCATCATACTGTATTCTTTTGCCACTTTCATCCCACGAGAATAAGCGCATAACCTGCTGACTCGGTATATATGCGCAGTTTCTATACACGGAGAAATTTTATGATAATAAAATATTAAATCAAGAGATACCGTTAATAGCGTTTAATAGACGCCTCTCGGGATGTCCGTAGGGTAATGTATAGAGTTCTAGATATTTGTTAATATTGTCATCATTTTCGAGCCAGCGGTCGCTTGCAGCTTTACGCGCACGAGCACAGGTATTCATATATTTACCTTTTTTCTCTAATGTACTATCAATAGCTTTTATCATTTCGTCACCTGTCTTGAATTTGATCGGTGCATCTGCATACGTGCATAGATCCTGACAAGCAATAGGTAAACCAAAGCAAGATGACTCAATATATTTCAAGTCACTCTTTGCTTTATTGAAGGTATTATCTTGAAGAGGTGCTACAAGCATATTAACTCGTAGGTTAAAAATCTTCTCCGGGTACTGATATAGTGCCGACCAAGGATGAAACTCGAACTGTTTAGCTTGTACTAATGGGTGGAATCTCATTGGATAACCACCGAGAAATACCCATTGATACTTGTGCATCGTGCCCATAATCGCATCTATGACATGCTCAAAATCATCGCGCTGACCGACACGGTTATCTACATCAAAATGTGCTCCAGAACCGGCATACAGAATACGAGGACGCTCTTTGTATAAGTCATAATTTTCAGATATACGCTTTTCATCGTAATAATTACCCATCCACCATTTAGGAGGGTAATTAGGTATCTTAGTGACGTTCTTATTATTTGTTTTTGACTTATAATAGTCCTTCATAAAATCACAAGTTACTGTGATTTCATCGCATAATTCCATAATTTGCTGTGATGTATTACGAATTTCATCGGTTGTGAATGCAGGCTTAAATTTGTTATATTCTGGAATATCTTCGCGGAAAACTAGATCGTCAATTTCATATATTATTTTAAATCCTATTTGCCTTTGGACTTCTTTTAAGAATTGAACAAACTTTAACTGGGCAGGTGTTGCTTGACGTTGAATTCTTACTGCTTTGACGCCGATAAAATAGCGAGGATCAAAACACATAACCGTACTACCATGGACTGTCATTTTTTGATGTGCATTAAGTAAATGTTCAGGCCAAATTAAGCGCCAAAAACCACAACCGCTATAGTCAGCATAATAGTTTAACGCACGGGGCAAGTTAACTTCAGGTGGAACAGGGGTCGACGATTGCTGTTGTGGCTGAATAAAGGGATGTGGGGCAGCAAAAGGAGATGCGAATGGAGATGAAAAAGGTGAAGGGGAAAACATATGAAGTAATTAATGCTAAGCAGGTAGATAATCAACACGACGTGTTATACCGTTACGCTTCTCTAAAAATATAACACTACCTGACGCGGACTTGACACTTTCTTTTCTATGACTTATTATCATCACAGACTCATTATATTTTTGTACTCTCTCATTAAGAATGCTGATTACAAGATCGACCCCTTTTTCGTCTAAACTCGAATCAAACAATTCGTCGTAGATACTGAAATTATATGTCACGTCACCTTGTAATCTACGGATATCCATGAAGGCAAACAAACAAGCTAAATCAATATTCTTACGCTCGGCTCCACTAAAATTAAAGTACGAACAAGGTTTGCCTTTATCATCAATAATCTCTTCTTCAAAATATTCATTAAAAGTACAATGACAATTAGCGTCCATCTTTTTAAGATAATATATTAGTTTTGAATTGAATAGCTGTAAAATCTTTTTAACTATATATGCTTTGACGCCTTCTTCTGATACTACAAATTTAGCAGTTTCTTGAAGATTTATTTTCTTTTTAAACTCTTCTATATTTTTATTAATGCTAACAAGCTTTTTATTGTGTTCATCAATTAAGCTATCAAAATTCTTCGCATTTGTTTTTAAATCTTTTAAATCTTGCTCTAATTCTATCTGCCATGCTTCAAGCTGCTTTTTTCTGTTTAACGTATTTTCGTGATCCCTTTTCTCTAGATGTGATTCATTAATTTTTTGAACCAATACACTTATCTTATCTTCAATTTTATGTTCTAAAGTTTCGAGTTTATTGATGTCATCTTCATTTTGAGCAATATCTTTGTTATATTCTTCAATAGTGCTACCAATTTTTTCTTTTTCGGTTTTAATATGCTCCACATCCATGTCTTTTATGTCTCTAAGACATACGTTACATTTACCTTTTAATGTGTCGATAGTGGTGTATTGCTTATTAAGCTGTTTTATAAGGGTCTGTTTTTCAGAAATATTATGTCGTATTTTTATTAACTTATTGTCAATTTTCTTAATATTTTCTTTTTGTTCTTTAATTAGTTTCTCGGTTTCAGAGACATTGTGTTCTTTAAACAAGTTTATTTTTTTCTCAATAACTAATAATTCTTCAGCATTATTCTTTTTTCTTGTTTCATATTTTATCTTACGAGCTGCATGATCATGATCGGAAGCAGCTTTTTGTTTTTCTAGACTCTCGACCGTTCGCTCTATTTCCTCAAATTTGGTTGTTTCGATATCATATTCACGCTTCGTCTCGCTTATATCTTCCTTGAGTCTTACAAGCATATCGCTGAAAACACTTAAGTTAAAAATATCCTCAATGAATTTTCTTTTATCTTGTTTCTTTTTAGCCATGAAAGGTATTGTATTATTCACGGTCATTATGACACAGTTTTGAAAAACATCTTCTGTACAGCATAATAATTGAGAAATGTATTCGTTAGTGTTCGTTATGCTATCTCGCGTGACATCTTTACCGTTGAGTTTTATATAGCAACGTGAAGGCTCAATACTTCTCGTGATTTGAATACTATCAGTATTACCGATATTTTCGATGTCTATATCTAAAATAACTTCACAATTGCTTTTGTTAATGTTATTAATGATGAGTTCTTTCTTTAGATCTCTTAAGGTATTTCCAAATACCCCGAAGTGGATAGCATCTGCAATAGTAGACTTACCGACACCGTTTCTGCGATCCTCTTTATCTCGATTAACACCGGTAATAACATGTAATCCAGGTTTGAATTCAACCGCGACGGGGTCTCGTCCCACCGAAAGAAAGTTCTTTATTGTGACTTTTTTAAATAAAATATTCTTCATTTACATTTTTGATATAAATCTGTACAATATTTTGTAACATTTTCTTTTTCTTCAATTTCTAATAAATTTATAAATTCACTAATAGCTTGTGGTATATCAATACCACCTAAGTCATATTTATTTTCTTCAGCTACATTAAGCTTATCGACAGCTAAAGAGTAATCTACAGACAACGACTGTGGTTTATGAAGGGTCAATTTCTTAATAAGGCTATCTATATTTTCACTTGACATTTTTTTATCTATAACAAGCTTAACAATATTTTTCTTAAATGCATCTTTAATATCGTCTGTCTCGAGAGACTCATTATTAAGAACATCTGAAAGTAATATCTTTTTATGTTTTGGAGAAATATTATTTTCAAAAAATTCGTAGCTAATATCTTTAAAGTCTAGAATATAGTAGCCCTTTGACGAGCCTACATCACCAAAATCCATTTCAAAAGGATTACCCAAATAAATAATTTTTCCGTCATCATACTCTCTTTCATCACGCAAGTGAAAGTGTCCGGAAAATATAAAACGCGCATGTTTAAGCAGGTCTTTTGATTTCATTCCTTCTTCACAAAGTTTATAAGAATTCATTTTAAAACTCTCAATTTCTAAATGACCAAAGATAATATCGGACTTTTGCATTTTATCTAAATCTGAATTCCACGGTAAAAAGGTACACTTCTTGCCATGAATCATTACTGTACATGCTTCGCTTATAATATTAATATTATCCCACCCGTGTAGAATGGAAAGCGAGTTAACGTCGGTACGGTCTTTATAGAATGAATCGTGATTACCTACTAGTATACAAATATTAAAATCTTTCCATATTTTAAGAATTTCATTAACAACATGAATAGTATTAACTGCGATTTCATCACGGTAGTGGTAAAGATCACCGAGAATTAAGATATCTTCTATATCTTTTTTTTGTAATTCAATTTTTAACCATTCAGCCCACTTGAGAGCTGTTTCATGCCAAAAAGAACTATTCTGATGTACCCCGATATGTAGATCGGATATACAACAGACTTTGCTGTTTCGTACTATTACTTCTTTTTGCATTAGTCTTGAGCGTTATAATTATCATCGTCCGGTTCTACATAGATATGTACATTACCGAATTCGTCTTTTTTTGCCATTGTTTCGGTATATACTTTTTCTTTATATTCATTTAAGACCTCGTGGTGTTTCTTCTCTTTCTTAATACGATTAATAAAAGCATGGAAAGCAATGTTGTAAAGTATGAGAAAGGGCTGAACCCTGAATCTAGTCTAAACTTTTTATTTTTTAAAGCAGAAAACATTTTTACAACAGCATCTCCAATCATTTCGTCTTTGTAAGAATAGTTAATAAAGTTGGTAGCAAATGATAAACCATTTGCAATTTTTATAATACTATCACCAAGTTTTTCGCTTATATGTTCAGAGTTATAGAAACTACGAATTTGTTCCTCGAATTCTCTGCTATTTACATAGTGAAGCTTATCTTTTGGCTTAAGTTTTTTAACTTCCTCGACTTTTTTAGTTATAATCTGAATATCCGGATCGCTAGGATCTACACCCCCTTCTATAGCTAACTCTTCTGCAAGAGTATGCTCTCCGTTTTTAAGCTTCTTGGATGGTTTTGATGTTGGTTTTGATGTTTTCTTTTTCATAAAGGTTTAATCTCTTTTGGTTATGTTGTTTACCGTAGTATAATTGGTCAGCTATATCAAAAATAATTAGTCTATCTTTATCTTGATGTAGTCGGAGACCTCTACCTATCGATTGTATTATTTTTACTTTAGCCTTTCCGCCTCCAGCAAAAACAATGTAGTGTAGATTCTTAATATTTATTCCAGTCGAGAAAATTTTTGATATAGCAACAACACATATATTATTTCTTTCTTCCATTAAATTCTTGATTTTGTCTCTTTCTTCTACATCGACTTCGCCGCGAATAAAGAAAATATCCTTATCTTTGCAATTAGACTTTAGAGTCTGTGTTATTATTTCACCGTGTTCAATAAAATCTATAAGTATGAGACTATTGTTTTTTAAATTACTGATTACCTTACTAATAACTTTATTTCGAAATTCGCTATTAATTATAAATTTTTGTTCTGCGCGGAACCGATCTGAAATACCAGAAACCTGCTTATTCTCAATTTTCTGTTTATATATAATTTCAAGTACCTGTACTAAGACGTTACTAACGAAATTTTCTAATCTAAGCTCGTAACTATTTTTTTCGTAAAGTATAGGTCCAATCTTACCAATAATATTCCATTGATCAAGCTCGCTCTCGGGAAGTGTGCCTGTGAAGCCAAATTTAAAAGGTGTAGTTACTTTCTTAATAATTTTATTGACTTCATTGCCTCTTCTTATTTTATGAACTTCGTCGATCACGAGATAATTAATTTGTGAAAGCCATTCAAGGTTAGTGTTTTTGCTCTGTAGAATACCGAGATTTGCAATAATAGTATTAGCAGTAAGGTCAAGAGGATTACTACCTGTAAATTTAGAGACTGTAAAATTGACGTTATAATTTTTAAAATCACTGAACGTTTGATTAACGAGACCTAAATCAGGTACAATAATAAGACATTTAGCGCGCGGTGTTTCACGAAATGCATTGGATAATAATGATGCAATAACTAAAGTTTTACCACCAGCGGTAGCAAGGACAATAGTTCCACGACCTGTATTGTAGCATGTATTAACAATTTCTGTTTGATAATCCCTTAGTTGAAGCTCAAGCGATACATTTTCTTTATCCTTAGTCCATAACTTTTTTGACGGTAAAAGCTGTTCAAGAAGTATGTCATCGGTATGAATTTTATCTACATACTGCAACGAGATAATAAACTTTCTTATTTCAAAATAAAGACCAATATCGAATCTACCTGTAGGTGTTATTGCATAAGTCCTTTGTGGTACATATCTTCTATAGTTTCTTATAAACGCTGCAGACTCATTTTTTACAGAGAATTTTTCCCTTATTTCTTCAAATAAATCGCCGGATAAAATACCCTGCTTTTTTGCAGAGTCGTAATTAAAAGAAATCATGTAGTTTCGAGTTTAATGATATCGATTAGATTCTTTAAATCAAAAGATGTGCTGCTAAGTGTTTTTTCAGTTTTTTCAAGTAGCTCTGTAACTAAGCTAAGTTCATTTATTTTTTTATCTATGTCTTTTATCTCACTATGTTTTTCTGCTGTTCTTTCTACTATAGGTATTGCAAGTTTAACAGGGCTAGTATTCTGTATTTGTTCGACTAAACTCCGTTTTATTTCTTCTCTTTTCGAACGTAACCCTAGTAATTCGTATTTATGTCGAATATAGCGACCGGCCCATTTATGCTTAATTCCGGGTAGTTTTAATTGATATTCCTTAAGATTAAGTTCGTCAATCTTAAGATCGCTTTCTAATTCCTTTATATAAACATCAATCATTAGCTAAATAATAATATATAGAAAGTAGAAATCAATGAACCTGTTTGAAAAAATATTTTTAAAATTGTTAGCGGAAGATATGACTTCTGGGGGGTCAGGTAGTGTGTTTGGAAGTAATGATGGGCAGGATATTGGATCTTACGGAAATCAGATTCCTGCTAATAACGACAAAGCATACGCGACAGGAGATTCAAGAAAACTTTCACCTTATGGTCCTGCAGGGGCAGTCTTGGGCGCTAAGGTTTCAAAAAAGAAGACAAAAGGAAAAAAGAAAGGCTCGAACGTAACTGTAAAATTCCCTGTGCAAAGAAGAACGTTCTAATATGACTGACACAGGTCATTGGATTATTAATGAAGGTGTCGAATTCACTGAAGATACATACGGGTTTATTTACGAAATAACTAACACTGTTAATGGTCGAGTCTATATAGGTAAAAAACAGTGTAAGTATAGAAGAAAAAAGAGACCATTAAAAGGAAAAGTAAAAGGCAGAATTCATATACAAGAATCTGACTGGAAAACATATACAAGCTCTTCAAGTGAGCTTAATGAAGATATTATAAAATTTGGTAAAGATAAATTTATTTTTAGGATAATCAAATCCTGTTATTCTAAATGGGAATTAGCATATTTTGAAATAAAGGAACAAATAGAAAGAGAAGTATTAATGTCCGATAAGTTTTATAACGGTATCATGAATGTAAGAATTGGAAGACCACCAAAAGACTTGAAAAGGTAATTTTTTTCCATTATAATAGCTAAATGCCGAAGAGCGAAATTCTTAGTAAATATAATTTACATATCTTAGATTTGGTTAAGATTTTTAAAGAAAAAATCGATGTAACGCTAGTTAATGAATTGTACATGTACGGTTGTCTTGGGAAATTTGATAAGACAATAAAGAAGCTTCTCTTACATAATTTAATTTTTATACTCTGTCAGGATATAATAAACTCTAGATGTAAAGAAAAAATTATTATTTATTTGAATAAAGAGGCGTTCTTACAGCAAAATATGAGTTTGTTTGAACATTATAAGGGGGAAGATGTTTTTAATGAAATTAATAAAATTTTAAGACAGGTAAAGAGAATACTACCTATACGGGTTTTTAATTCTGAAATTTCTGCTAATGAATTTTTAGATCTATTGAAAGAAAGAAATGGCAGAGGGATAGACGTTTTAAATAAACTCAAACAATGCTCAAATATTAAATTTTCATATAGCTTTAATAGAGCAAAGTCATTTTGCCATAAAAATGGGCTTATCTTTTTAGTCGAAGACTATTTTGAAAGATTGAAGACAAAGCAGCTTTTTATATCATAAATTAGCATAAATATTATTGTGAAGTTTACAAAAGCCTTAGAAAACGCGTACATATTATTTGAACAAGAGCCGCCCACAGCGAGTGCACTCCCCGATGCGGCAATGCCTCAAGGCGAAGAACCTAGTGTACAAAAACCGGGGCCTGATAATGGACCTGAAAGAGAAAAATTTACCCCGGAAGGTAAAGTTATGCTTGTGAGACTGCTTTTAAAAGCTTTTGTTGTAAGCCCGAGTGCTGAAGATGCTTCAGAAATTTCAAAGTTAGAAGATGTAAATGCGAATAATGCATCTGAGATTCTACAAAAGCTTACAAGCTTG